CGGCATAACACGGATCAACAAGAAGCTTCTTATACTTCTCGCCGGCACCACCACCGGAGGACTTTATTCTTGGACGAGCAAGTTTAACCAAGCGAATCGGCTTTCGAGCCTTTTTACGCTTCACAACAACAACTTTCTTCTTGGCCATTAAATGGCTACTCCTTCAAGGGAGTTTGTGGCCCCCACCTGGCCACCTTCAGAACCTCCTCAAAGGCGTCCAGACCCCGCTGGTTGTGCCGGTGAGCCTCGCGGAAGGCGAACAAGAGCTCCTCAGCAGCGGCAACGGTGTGCCAAGACTTGTTCAAGAGCGCATACACACTCTTTGCCCAATTCTTGGGGACGAAAGTCCCCTTGCTGAGGCTGAAGGAAGTGGAGCAAAACTCAATCTCTCCCCCCAAACACTCATTATACATCTTCAACTTGTGGCCAAGCTCCGCATACTTCAGCGGTGCTCCTTCCACAAACTCCTCGACACCATCATCTCCCATGGCAAAGCCCTTCCGGGCACCCACAAGCAACATCAGCCACCAACGAATACGCGAGTTTGTTGAACTCGTGTTATACGACCCTGACTTCTGGACACCAGGTGTCTTTTGGTCAAAATACGTACCGTCAGACAGCACAATGCGGCTCAAGGCCATGCAAAGGTAGCGGTTGCGCATAACGCGGGCAAAGCAACTGTCTTTAGATGCCCCGGCGAGTTCTGCTCGAATCTCAGCCTCGAATCTCAATTCGTGCCCCTGGACGGACCAGTCAAAACCGGTCACGTCAGCTTCAGCGGGGCGCTCAAAGCTGCGCATTTCTTCAAGAAGCGCCAAGCATCCTGCATCATCCAGCCCCAAACCAGGCTTTGAGGGACAGGTTTTCCAACCTTCGATCTCAGCCTGATTCTGGTTCTGGCATAACATACGCTCAACCAGCTGATCTATCAGAGACACGCTGCTGATAAGGCGCCACCGCCCGTCCTTCACCTTGGAATCGCTATGCGGTTCGTTCTTCACGAAGACCCTCACAGGGTCAACGAGATTCGCGGCAATCAGGGAGCCAGCCGTAGCTTCCCCTTTACGCACACTCTCCCACAGGTCCTCCTCCTGGTCGAGACACTTAAGTCTCTCCAGTACAACCCGATACAACTCACTGGGTCCCCAATCAGCAATCAGATCTGCGTTAGACGCATACTCTGACTTGTATGGTACACCCGGGCTGCTATCAAGTTTCACCATGGAGAGGCAATCATCAAAGAGACGCCTCAATCCATCACCTTCTCCAAGCCGCTCACCTGCAAATGGTGCAGGAACAGCAGTATGCGGAGACGCTCGATTCGTCTCCGCACGGAGTCGTGCGTAATCTTCTTCTTTCCAAGCGCGGACTTCAACGCGCTGTCCAGCTTGCTGCTGGAGGGAACGGAGCTCAGGCCCAGCGCCTCTTTCAGGCTGATTCCAGCCATCCAATTGGCCGCCGGCCACCCGAACCCGTAAGACCGGTAGAGACTCCTCAGCAGATCCGCACGCTCCGATGTTTCTGGCAGCGTACTGGCCAGGTGCTCCGAAGCCCACAGGGCTGCATCCCGTCCCCAAATAAACTCGCTCGGCAAGCCAGCTTGATCGGAGTCGTCCTCCACAACTGTAATCGGCTTGCGAGCCAAGAACTCTGCTCGGACCTCCAACTTCACCGGCTCCGGGCTCACCGGTTCCTCTTTGACTGCAGCTTTCGCTGCAGCCAACTTCGCCAGCAGATCCTGACGCTCGGTCTCCACCTCGAGGCGCTTGCGCGCCGCTTCGGCCTGATCCCGAGCAACAATCTCTCTCTGCTTGCGCTCGTTCTCCACCCGATCCTGAGCTTGACGCTCCAGCAGAGCCTCCGCTGTCATTACCTTCATAGATGACAACAAGCGGAGGCATTCCGCTTTTAAATCGGGAGGGAGGGCAGACTTCTCAATCTCGCCCGCCCACCTGAGCGCCATCTTATCGACGGTCAACTCAGCGGAAGCCCCCTCAAATACACGGGGGATCTTATTGCCAAGGGTGATGCGACGGTCCTCCTCTCGGGAAGCAGTCTTGGTAAAGAACTGATGCGCATCAACGGGGCCCTCAAGCGCAGCCAGCTCGCGTTGAACCCAGTCGGGGAAAACAATGTCGCCATCATCATCCTCAACCAGGTCCCACGGGACAGACACGCGATTGCCCTTCAGCGCACGACCATAAAGCTTCCCCTTAAACTCAAGGGTATCAAACTCCGCCGCAACAAGATCATCAAGCTCCTGCTGCTGCTGTACTGAAGCGTACTTGCTCTTGTCAGCAGACGTCTCCAAGCCACCCATAAGCAGCTGGAAGAGCGTCTCCAACGTAGAGCCAAAGTTCAAACCTAAGTTAGGGTCAGCTCCACAATGCACACCAACAACGACACGGCGTCCAGCTTGCACCACCATAAGCGGAGCTCCAGACGTTCCAGGTGCCGTATTGGCCTTGTAATGCAAACGGCATGGTCCTCCCACCACCGCTGCAGACATGGACTCCGTGTACCTACCACCCACCTCAGAGGGCGGGGAGGCCACACGAATTCCACCATCCAACGTCAGTGTCCGAGACACCGACAGCGCGACAACACCAAGACGAGAAGCAGCCCCCTGTGACAGGGTCCACCATCGCTGGTCATCGCGCTCCGAGTCAAAGAACACATCCTTACGCACGTCAAACTCGATGCTCTGGCAGCCATCTGCCGAATACACCCGAATTTCTTCAGGCATATAAGGCTCAAGCTCCAGCGCAACGTGGCGCGCGGTTGCGAGGAAAGTAACTCCTGGCACCTTTTCAAGCTTTGCACGAAATCCAGTGCCCAGCACCCGACCCATAGCGACAAAAATGACCCCACCAGAGGGGGCATCAACACTGTGTGACGGGATCTTGCTGAACGCCATCTCTCGGGACACACCACCACCCAAAGTTCCGATAAATTCACTCGGGGGGGATAATGGCCCAACAGCAAGGGCAGCTCTCTTAGGCCAGAAGGCCTCGCTTACGGTCGCGCCGTAACTTCCAAGCAGCGCCACGAAGTGCACGCGCGCCTTGAGCGGCGGGGGATTCTCGTAAGCGCGCTGGGCGATTGCTAAGCATCTTGAGCGCTTCCACGCCCTCAACCTCAGCACACCGCAAGCAACGAGGTACACAACGAGGGAGATCACCATAAAAACCATGATCAAGTAACTCACCGCTGTGATACCGTGCGCATGCCACATGATAAGCGTACAGTGTGCGCTCCGCGGCATCTGGCGACAATGCCAGAGCGGGATGGAACTCATGGCAATTCGCGAAGCCAGGAACAATCGTCCCGCACTCCAAAATCGCCACAGCTCCACGCCAACCATACCGACCAGCATCTCGGGGACTAACAGCCATGTCGAAACTGGACTGATAAATCCTCTTGACACCGCCAAGGGCAAAAGGGACGCCAACGCGCCCACCAGAAGCGACGTGAGCATAAGCCAAGCGAGCAGACATTTGAAAGCGATCAAAACCGCCCCAAAGACACTCAAACAAAGCCGACTGATCCAACCACTCGAAAAGCCGCGGGCCAGCGCCACGCAGCAAATCCAACTGAGGTACAGCCCAGACACGACCGCCAGCATACTCCATAACAGCCATGACAACAAGGAGTTCATGAAGAGGTCCGATATGCATGCGTACAAAGAGTAGCAACAACTTGCGC